AAAAGGGCTTGAAGTAGAGCAGTTCGCAATACAGCGATCTGCCCAGGAAGGCTATCTAGACGCCAGAGGCCGGGAACTCCCATCACCGCTACCTATACAACCCCCGATTGGGTATAAAAAAACACCTTCATTATCAGAGCAAATCAGGGCAATGGTAGTTAGTGAAAAACTACGCCTTGAAGCAGAACAAGCAGGATTTGAAAGCTTTGAGGATGCCGACGATTTCGATGTCGGCGACGATTACGATCCCCGTTCACCCTATGAGTATGACTTTGATCCCCCGCAGGAAATGGAACCTGCACCTGCTGCGGCACCTACTCCTTCCGGCAATGGGCTAGTGGAAGAAAGGCCCGTAGAGCAAGAGGCGGTCCCCCAGCCGCCACCTGCGCCGGCGGGGGGTCAAGGGCAGGGGGGGCGGCAGCCCCCCCTGGCGAAGCCTCCCTTGACGCCCCAGAGGCGCACTTAGGCTTAATACCCGCCCGCCCGATTAGGGCGGGCATTGGATGCCCCTTCACCTTCACGGGGCTGGTGAGGGGGTCCGGGGGAGAGGGGGGAAGCCCCCTTCTCCCTCGGGTCTATCAACCCGCAAAACAGTGACCTACTTGATGGTCACTGTGCTAGGTGACACTGGAGGTAATACAACATGGCCAAAGGTAGTTCACGAAGGACTAGCGCTGATGCCTTTGACATCGCTAACTCTGTTGCTGGTCCTATTAAAATAACTCCCGCCAAGTTGTACACACCGACCTCCGTCACCGATACTCTCTCCGGTCTTTTGGACAGGCGTGAATATCGTCCAGATAAACGGTCAGCACCTGCACCCGCTCGCAGGCGTTCAGACGTTAAAATCCGACAAGGGTACTCTCCCCAATCCCTCAATTTCGCAAGACCCAGTGGCGTCGCGTTATGTCAGCGTCGAAAAAAAAGGCGTGCAGTACTATTCGCTAAAAAGCTTAACGGTAAAGGATCAGGCGCTAAGAAAAGGCGTCAAAATTTTTGGAGCAGAATATCATGCTAGGAGCACTACTAGGAGCAGCAGCAAGTATTGGTGGCTCATTTATGGGGAAACAAGCCGCTGATAAAAACATCAAAATGCAGAAGCAATTCGCAAAAAATGGTGTGCAATGGAAGGTCGAAGACGCAAAAAAAGCAGGGGTACACCCATTATACGCCCTAGGTGCTCAGACAACGAGCTTTCAGAATGTGGCAGGCGATTGGACGCAAGGCATAGCTCAAGCAGGACAAGATATAGGGCGTGCTATCGATGCATCACAGACCCAAAAACAACGCATCGGATCAATAGAGAAACAAGCAGCCCAATTAAACCTAACAAAAATGGGCCTGGAAAACGAACTTTTAGCGAGCAGAATTGCAGTGCTCAAACAACAAAGTCAGCCCCCGGCACCTGGAGACGAATTCGTAATACCTGGGCAATCATCAAGCGGTATAGTGAAAGTTAAACCGTTCGATCCAATGTCCACCGCACCAGGTGCACCTCATTCAGAAGCGGCTTCAGTATCATCAATGGGCTATGCCAATACCCCTGGTGGAGGTTTAGAACCAGTTAAGTCAAAGGATATGCAAGAGCGGCTGGAAGACGATCATTTAGGCAACATGGCATGGTTCATCAAAAACAGACTTGCACCCATGGTGGGTGTAAACAGCGCGCCACCGAACACCCCGGTTCCGCCTGGATATGACGCATGGGTGTACGATCCCCGCTATTTGGAATACCGCCCAATGAGGCAACCAAAATGGATGGGAAAATACGGGAAATATTTCCATTACTAGAAAGGAAGAAAAATGAGACGTTTTAAAGGTCGTCGTCGGAGTGCACGCGGTCGTGGTCGTCGTAGTTTTAGTAGGCGTCGTGGTAGTGCAGGGCGTCGGAGGCGTGGAGCCGGTCCCATGCGTATAGGCTGGCGAATGTGAACTGTAGAAGACCCTATATGGCTCCAGGGCAAAAAGCGTATGCCTGTGGTCAGTGCCTGCCTTGCAGAATAAATAAAAAAAGAATCTGGACACACCGGATCATGTTAGAAGCCAGTCTGCGTTCTGATAACGCGTTTGTAACCCTTACATACTCAGATGACAACATTCCGGGCGATGCGTCTCTTCGCCCGGAGGATGGTACGTTATTTCTGAAGCGTTTGCGCAAGAGTATAGAACCCCTAAAAATTCGATATTTTATCGTGGGAGAATATGGTGAAAAAACTGAGCGGCCGCACTATCATGTGGCTCTATTCGGATACAGCGGATGCTATCGCGGCCGTACTAATCCTAATCGTAATGGCAACTGTTGTGATGCTTGTGACAGGGTGCGCCGAGAATGGAAACTGGGCAATGTCTACCTCGGAGATATCACAGCAGAAAGTGCATCGTACATCGCCGGATACGTCACAAAAAAACTCACAGCAAAAGACGACGAAAGACTTGGAGGCAGACACCCCGAATACGCAAGAATGAGCTTACGGCCCGGAATAGGGGCCGATTTTATAGACGAAATGGCATCAACGTTATTACAACATAATTTAGAACACGAAAACGACGTGCCAAATCAACTGCAGCATGGTAGAAGAAAATTACCGCTTGGCAGATATCTAACAAGGAGGCTTAGAGAAAGGACCGGTAATGCTCCCGAAGCGCCCGAAGAGGTTCAGATGGAAGCTCAAATGGAAGTGCAAGAGTTGTGGAAGGAGGCGCAAGAAACTGTATCGGTGGGCTTTAGGCAAGCGTATGTCAAAGCGCGGTTACTCGAAATGAGTGAAGGAAAATATCAACAAATTGTAGGCCGTTATCGAAGGCTTAAGAAAAAGGACGTATTATGAAGCGATCGAAACATTCTCTATCGCACTACAAGCTTCTCTCATGCGACATGGGCGAGCTGGTACCGATAGGCCTAACGGAGGTTCTCCCTGGTGACACAATTCAGCAAGCTACTTCTGCTCTCGTTCGTTGCTCTCCTCTTTTGGCTCCGGTTATGCATCCTGTTCATGTCCGGATTCATCATTGGTTTGTACCTCACCGTTTGGTTTGGGAAGATTGGGAAGATTTCATCACTGGCGGTCCAGATGGAATGGATACAAGTGTATTCCCTACTGTCGCCATGCCTGGCGGCACTGGTGCTCCCCTTGGTTCATTGGCAGATTATCTTGGCGTTCCGACAGGTGTTGCAGGGCTCCAAGTAAGTGCCCTTCCGTTTCGCGGTTATGCGATGATTTTCAACGAATGGTATCGAGATCAAGATTTACAAGCAGAAATACCAGTAGAGTTTACAAGTGGGTCAGATAATGTCACAAATACAGCACTCCAAAACTGTGCGTGGGAAAAGGACTACTTTACGTCCGCTCGGCCCTGGGAACAAAAAGGACCGGCTATTACTATCCCATTGGGATCAACGGCTGCCGTGGTATCTAAGAATAGCGATATTTATTTACGCTCCACAGCAGATGCTAATGATCGCATTGCACAGATGCTATCGCCGGATACTTACGCACTAAAAGCAACCAGTATGACGGGTGGAACAGCTAATGCCCGGTGGGGGTCTCAGACAGGTCTAGAAACGGATCTCTCTGGAGCGTCGGCTGTTACAGTTAACGTTTTAAGAGAAGCAATGGCGCTTCAACGCTACGAGGAGGCAAGAGCCCGCTATGGATCACGGTACGTCGAATACCTCAGATATCTTTCCGTACGATCATCAGACGCCCGCTTACAACGACCGGAATATCTCGGAGGCGGTAAAACAACTCTCCAATTTAGTGAGGTTTTGCAAACGGCTGAAGGAACAGACCCCGTCGGAGAAATGCGCGGGCATGGTATATCTGCAGTCCGCTCTAATAGGTACCGCCGCTTCTTTGAAGAACATGGCTACGTGTACAGCTTCATCTCAATCCGACCCAAGACCATCTACGCCCAAGGGCTCCCGCGCACGTGGAACAGACGTACGAAAGAAGATTTCTGGCAAAGAGAATTGCAGCACATAGGACAGCAAGAAATTCTTAACAAGGAGCTATATGCCGCTCATGCTAATCCAGACGGCACATTTGGATTTCAAGACCGCTACGACGAATACCGCAGGACGGAAAGCAGTATTGCTGGTGAGTTCCGCGACACGCTGCTCGACTTTTGGCACATGGCCCGCGTCTTTGGCGCCACACCTGCGCTTAACGCAGATTTTGTCAAATGCGTACCTACAGAACGTACGTTCGCCGTGCCATCGCAAGACGTTCTCTATATTATGGCCAATCATTCGATCCAAGCCCGCAGGCTAGTAAGTCCTGTCGGAAAATCCTTCATCTATTGAGGTAAATAAAATGGCAGAAAAAAAAGTAAACCCGCATAGCCCAGTAAAAGGGCTTGAAGTAGAGCAGTTCGCAATACAGCGATCTGCCCAGGAAGGCTATCTAGACGCCAGAGGCCGGGAACTCCCATCACCGCTACCTATACAACCCCCGATTGGGTATAAAAAA